ACAAGCAATAACATAATCAACTCCATCAGTTTTTAAAATCTTATTGAGGTATTTGTTTGTTGCCTTCTCAATCCAACGAATTGAAAGTTGACCAGAAAGAGTAATTGCCTCAGCAATTTCAAGTTTATAATAACGAAAGTGCTCGTTACCAATAGCACCATAAGCAGAGTTGAGTTGAATCTTACGTGCCATCTGAATGTTATTACATCGGGCAATCTCTTTCTTCAATTCTACTGATGGATTATTTTCATATTCTTGCTTTGCTTTGAGCATCTTCTTTTTGTAGATTACTCGTTCTTCATAGATCTTCTCCATGAGTTTAGGCAAGAACCCTTGATATTCTGTTGTGTAGTATGTGCCGTTAGCACACAGAGTTTGACCTTGCAAATCAGAAGTATCAATTTCTCCCTCAAGAAGTCGGTCCACATTCGCATTAGGATGACGATGTGGCAATAGAGTTTCTGGAGAAATATTATACTGCATGATCAAATGTGGATACAGAGAGTTAAGGTCAAAATTAACTACCCAATCATACATCCCTGGCTTAGGTTCTTTCACAAATGCACCAGCATACTTAGCAGATTTGTGACTTTCTTTCTTGGGAGGAATCACAATCTTCTGATCATGAAGATACACATAGATGATGTTATCCCACATACGAACCTGAGAATACACATCCTCGTAGTTGACCTTAGCATCATATGCCATCGTAACTGCGAGTTCAAGAAGTTTCATCTTGTCATCCAGTTTATCTACAAGGCGAACGTCGTGGATATTATACTCTACAAACTTCTGCCAGTTATGTGTATAGAATTCTTTAAAAGTATCATACTCACTATGATCAAGTTTCTTTTCGCCAAGTTCTACTTCACAGATATGGTCGAGACGATATGACTCTTGATTAGTGTAAGTGAATTTACGATACAGTTCAAGATAGTCAAGCGTTGCAATACCACTAATGTCATATGCAATCTGCTTGCGACCTTTAATAAAAATTTCTCGACATAGAGTAGTTCCCCAAGGAGAAATCAAACGGGTTTCTTTTTCACCGAGAATTCGTTCAACTCTACGGAAGATATATGGCATATCAAATAGTTGAACGTTCCATCCAGTGATAATATCTGGATAGTTAGAAGACCACCAGTGAAGGAATCCTTTCAACAATCCTGTTTCAGTTTCAAAATGCATATACTGAACATTAGGATCATTGTTATTAAAAGGTCTTGCACCAAATACAATGATGCGACCCATAACACTATCCTTGACACTGATACAAAGAATCTCTTGGTCGGCAGATTCAATATCAGGGAATCCATTCTCTGCACCAGTTTCGATATCAATAGTAAAGATACGAATCTGATTCATATCAAACTTGATTTCTTCATCAGGATACTCTTCAAGAATATACTGATTTAGAAATCTCGTTTGACCATAGATTTGAAAGTCTTCGATCTCACCATGATCTTCAATAAATTTCTTGGCGTCTCGAATTGTTCCCTGTTTTACTGGACGAACATATTTGCCATCCAGTGTTTTCCATTCTGATTCTTTTGCTGAAGGAAGAAACAGGGTCGGATTATATTTAATTTTATCCTGAAATTGTTTACCATGCTCATAACCACGTACTAGAATATTACTTCCAGATTGTTCAACGCTGGTATAAAACTTCATGCTGTTTCTTCTTCAATAAGTTTTTGATAGGAGGATAAAAGGAAAGTGTCTGGTTCAGTAAGAACAGATATATCAGACGATCTGACAACGATTTCTCGTTCATCACAGTGAACTGGCCAAGGACCAAGACACTCTCCTGCTACCTGATACGGATATTTTAGCACACAGTCTGGATCCCCGAACTCTACATCGGGAATCTCTGTGATATTTGTAACAAGCCAGTCACCATCAAATTTAATTAACTTAATCATACTACTTCAGGATTAATTATCTTTTCAATCTCTTCTTGCTGAAGTTTTGTATTTTGAGTTAATTGTTCATATTGGTCAACCTTTGCTTGATACGCCACAGAAAGACCAGGATCTGGTTGACCAATTGCCAAAACACTATCATAAGGAATTCTAAATTGAGTATCAATGGCGTATGGACACCACTTACTAAATTTAACTTGAAGATCTTGTTCTGGATTATCTTGATTGTCAACACTAATTAAAGTTAATTCATAGGGATGATTCATCACAAGACAAATTCCTTTCTGCTCTTCTCCTTCACCTTCAAAAGCTTCTTGAAGGACAGTAATAAGTTTTTCTCCAGTTTTAATTGTCATAACTTGCTCAAAAGGAATTCTATAAGCAAAGTTTTTAGTGAATGGCATCAATGCGGTAAAAATAATTTTTGGATCTTCTGGTGTACTTCCTTCATCAAAGGAAACTACAAATGGAACTTCAAATAGAAAACAATAAGGTGTATTGTCATCGCTTTGTAATTCACTGACTTTAGCAATTACCTGTAAGTCGTTCTTCAGAAGAACTATTTTAATAGAGTCCATAGTTCAAATTATGTACAAAAGTATTATAGCACACAAAGTAAAATGGGGCAAGTGCTGATGCTGACCAGCTTGCCCCATATTGTGCCGACGATACGATTTATTTATTCGGTAAGAAATTGTTGCTTACTGGATCCAATAGTATAAGTCGTTCGTTTCTTTTCCTCTGGAATGATCTTCTCTAACGAGATTATTAATAAACCATCCACATATTCTACAGAGGATACTCGTACATCGTCTGCGAGTTGCCACGAGTGATTAAAGGAACGTTTCGATAATCCTTTATGAACATACACTCGTTCAGGATCTCGCTTTTCAACTCTTGAGGCAACTCGGAGAATGTTCTGTTCAGTAGAGACCTCGATCTCTTCTGCTTTAAATCCTGCCAGAGCGACTTCGATTTCGTAATTAGATCCATCGTGTTTGATTAAATTGTAGGGCGGATAACTGGTGTTATGTCCAGACATTGCCTCTAGACGACTGAATACATCGTCTAGACCTACTGAAAATGGGGAATAGATGTCCCAAGTGTATTTAGACATGGTTGTTCTCCTTAAGTAAGCGAGTTTGTTTAGGATCCATTATGGCATCCGTAGCGTATGGGCGGTTGGTTAAACCACATACCCATCACATACTAATTATATCAAATACTAAAAAAAGTGGGGTATTGTTTTCCCCACTTTTTTATACGGTCATCAGTATCTCATATCCTTGTTTTCTATACCAATCAAGATGAGCCTTACCCCAAGGAATAGTCAACCACTTAACTTTTTTGTCAGGTGTTAACACCATTAGGGTAAGTGTTCTCATTCTTCAGTTTTCTTTCGTCCAATGTTATACTTGCTTTCAAGAGTCCAATCATCTTTATCTTTAAATGAAAGAACTTTAATTTGATTGAGAGGTGCCACATCTTCAATTTTTTCTGGAGTGACTACATCAATCAATCCCCAGTCTGAAAGAAGTTGAATGATACGATTGCGACGTTGAACATCATTCAAAGAAAGATTAGTTTTCTTTCCATCAAGAGCAAACAACTCTTTGAAGTGAACGATGTAATACTTGCCTTGTTTATGAAGAATGTGACAAGATTGGTAAAGCTTACGCTCTTTTCTGGAAGCAACTCCAATACGAGTGAGTGTCTCACGAACCTTAAGAAAATCATCAGGTTGACCCAGAGCAACTTCTACCATATCAGATTGTTGCCATTTAATTTCAATGTCAGTTGTCATTTTGTTCCGCCTTTATTCAACGCTTGTTTAATTTGATCAAGTTGTTCTGTAGTGAGAATCCTCAACGCTTCAAGAGATTTGGCGTGATTATAACCATAATACTCTTTTACCAATTCAAGATGCTCAAGTGTTTGTTTTTTAATCCAGGGAGAGAACCTCTTCCTTGGCTTCAAACTATTTATATAAAAGTCATACTGCATCTTCTTATCCAAATGAGAATATTTGTTCATCTCATTTGAATATAATACAGTATCTGTATGATAAGCCAAACACTTATTAATAATATATGGCGGATATCCTTTTACAGCATCTGGATCATCCATGATATTTTTCTTGGATTGGTTGATGCTATAAAGATAATCTTTTAATTCAAACTTCATAATCAGGTGGATGATACTTCAAAAATTCAAGAAAAGTCATTTTCATTTCCTTTTGTGTCATGCCGCAATGAGAGGCGGCATTAGGAAGATTCATAATAGAACGAAATAATCCCCAGTTAGCTTCTGCTACATTTTCAGGTGTAGTTTTTTTCATTTTGTTTTTTCTTGTAATGGGTGTTGTTTCCACGGCAAGTAGTGTAATTAAGATTTTCGTATCGATTATCAAATGGGTTATTATTTACATGATCAATAATAACAGTTTCTTTTACCCATTGTTTCCAGGATTCAGGAATTCTTTTTTGCCCTACCATTTCTTCTGTTATAATTTCATTCCAACTATCAGATAATTTATCGGGAGGATTTTCATCAATAGGAATAAATGCATCAGCAACTAATTGATGAACCTGACACATTATAGAATTATTTGCGTATTGATAATCTTCAGACCAATCAAAAGGAATAGATAAAGTCACTGTGGAAGCATTACCTCGTTCTTTGTGGACATTATTTTGTATCTTTAATAATTTATTAGTTTTTAAACTAAACACACGTCCAAAATTAGAGATCAAATATCCTGGAACAATTTTATTTCTTCTCAATGTTTGTTTCCATTGTTCACCTTCAAAACTAATAGATTTAAGAATTTCATTCATCATTTAAATTCACAACTCATCATAATTTCAGTAAGACAGGCAAGGAGATTAATCTCCTGATCAGCAACAAAAGAAATTTGATACTGATACTTGGCAATAATCAAAACTGCTTCTGGAATAGAAACTGCTTTAAGATTATCATAAAGAACATCATAAATCCTACGCATTACAATGTTAGGATCATTGTCAATGTTTTCGGCAACCCACTTCTTGACATTAGTAAACTCCTTGTTCTTCAAAGATCTAAGGAGATCATCAATTGTGATATCTGCCACGTCAACAAGTACAGCAGAAGAAATTGTTCCGCCAGCAGAAAAACGTTGACACTCATTGATAAGACGACGCCAATCAGGATAGTAACGCTTAACAACTTTAATAAGAACTTTATCTTCGTATTGAATCTGTTGTTCATCAAGAATAGATTTCAAACGAACAAAGAACTTTGCTTGAAGTTTGTCTGCTTCTTCACCTTTAATTTTAAAATCAATCACAGTGCAACGTGAGTGCAAAGGATCAATAATCTTATTAGGAAAGTTGCAAGTGAAGATGAAACGGCAGTTGCTGTGA